TTCATATCCAGCCAAAGTAGAATTTACTGCCAGCAGTATTTCCGCATCAGTCATTTCTCTTTTTATTTTTATTTAGTGCCCGTGAGAAGATTCGAACTTCCACTGTAATGATCCTAAATCATTTGCCTCCTGCCTTTGGGCTACACGGGCGTTTTAATTTATTTCTTGCAGAAAAATTTTCAGTTTGACTATGGCAATTAGGACATAACAATCTTAAATTTTCTACATTATTGTCAAATGGATTTCCATTTATATGGTCAACTTGCAATCTTAATTCCTTTCCATTCCAAAATCCATTTATTTTACACAAATAGCAACAATTACCTCTTTCTTCAATTAAAAGTCTATAAAGAATATTTCTTTTACAAGCACCACCATTAAATTTTATGTATTCGGAAAGATTATTCCACTTATTAATACCCCTATATTTTTTTAAATGTGAAGTATAATCTGGTTTATAATCTGGAATCCATTTTTTAACACGCGATCTCAAAGTATCATATTTACAGTTATATTCAATTGATAATTGAGTTAGTGTTTTGGTTTTGTCTAAGAGACTTTGGATTATTACATCTTTATTATTATCAAGGTCTGTTCTTATTCTAGACATCATTTAAATGGTATACTAAAGGTATTTATAACTTTTTACTATACCAAATGGAGATAAGGAGACTCGAACTCCTGACATCAGCCTTGCAAAGACCGCGCTCTACCAACTGAGCTATATCCCCAATAAAACTATTATATCATCTGATAGGCATCAGGTCAAATAGTTCTGGATGAAGTCTCCCATACTTTCTCATAATCTCACCTGCCTTTGCATTCGCTTCATTTTCAGCAGGACTTCCAGGATGAGAACTAATTTTTTTACCATCCATTACTTGCTTATAATGAATAAATTCGTGAGAGACTGTTCTTAAAATGTCTATAGGATGACGATTAATTATACTAATATAAAGTGTATTTCCACTCATCATCCCAAAAGTCTTATTATTCTTTGCAAAATCAGAGTCCTCTATTAAGACATACGGAATATCATATGTCAAACGAATCTCTCTTTTAAGGAAGACTAAAAATCTTTTAAGAAGAGCATCAAACTGTATTCTTGTAGTGGGTCTTCCTTTTCTTTTGCCAATCAAAGACATTTTTTTAAAATATTTAGTTTGCGTTTACGACTGCACCAATATTATCATCAATATCTTGAATTACATTTCGAATATCAGTAATACGAGGAGGCACACTCACTTCATCATAAGTATATCCTTTCTGCGATTCGAAAAGAATTTGACGCACTGCTGCAGCACATCGAGCATCCATTTTCAGAGTTACTTGTTTTTCTTTAGTCATCGGTCATCATCTTAATAGTATAATACTATCACAGTTTATCTTTTTTGTAAAGAAGTTTCCACCCACGATATTCATCATAAATTCCAGAGGAAAGTTTATGAATGCTTGAATGTGGTAAACCATTTTCTATACTAAATTGTCTTAAATTTTGTATTTCAATTATATTTCCTTCTGGAGAAATTAATCCATACAAATACTTACATTTACTTATGGAATTATTCTTTCTATGTTGTTCTGTTTGTTTTTTTCCCCTCTTTCCCTTACTTATATTTTTTTTATGACTATCAGTTTTCAATTTACCAGTCAATTTATTTTTTAATTTTTCAATTTGTTCTTGGGTCATTTTTTTACCAAGATTTTTTTCAGAAATTTTTTTCTTAGTTTCTTCACTTCTTTGTTTTCCATATAAAGGATGTAATTCTCCTCTCCTTTTCCTATTATTTTCAGAAACATAACCGCATTTAAGACCTTTATTCCAAGAAGTAACTCCTAATGCACCTTTATGCCCTCCAATACTTTTATTTTCTAAAATACCACCATCACATTTCCTACCATAAAATTGAATAAGTGCTTTTTCGTAGTCAACACTTTCAATTAAAGATAAATTTTTATGTAAGATTAATATTCTATCTTTTGAGGGGACTTTTAATTTTTTATGATTTTCTTTTTCTCTTCCAGGTCTCCCTCTTCCAATATAATAAAATTTCCCGTCTTCATTTACATATGCGTAAATTATATACTTCATTTTATTTTTACATATCTATTATTATTTATAATATTTAGAAACTACAAAAAAGAGGGTATTTCTACCCTCTCATATCAAATATCACCCTCCTCTCTATTTTCAGAATAAAACGCATCAAAATATCCTTCTGGATATCTTTTTAAGAGTTTTTCAATATTCATTTTAATAATCTCATCAAGAGGAGTATCAAGAGCAATACAAATTTGGGCAACATACCACATCAGGTCTCCCAATTCTCTTTGAATATGAAACTTGGTTTCTTCATTCCAACTTTTCCCCTGAAAGACAAGTTTTTTTACAACTTCAAGCAATTCTCCACTTTCTGCTGCAGCACCTACTGCTCCAGTCAGGAGTCTCTCAATATTTGCACCTTTCTCATCAAGGGCAACTAGGCGGTCAGACAAAGCAAGGAAGTCTTTGGATGCGTCAGATGTTACTGCATCCACAAACTCAGCATACTTATCGAAATTAACATGTTTAGCGGTTTCCATTAAAATTTAAATCCCTCAAATGTTTTCTTAGGTTTTTTGTCTTCATAATCATTATACTCGTCTTCTTGTCCAGAGTCAAGTATGTCCTTTTGAGCAGTCTGCTCACAATCATAAAGACGCATTTTTGCCCGATCAATTCCAATTACAAATCTCTTATAAATGGATTTATCACCATAACGATTTTTTAATTGTTTAACCATAATCTGCCCAAGTTGTTCCAATTCTTCTGTGCTGATTAATGCAACAAGAAAATCCGCAGTCGCGGGAAGTCCAAAAGATTCTGAGGTATCGGTAATCTCAACATCAGAAGAACTAAAACCGCTACGGGTCGTCTGTGTAGCACTGAAAATTGGAACATCAAACTCAACAGCAAGACCACGAAGTTCTTCCGCAATTGATTTGATGATTGTATAAGAATTAGCATTCATTCCAGAACGAAATCTTGATGAGGCACAGATATTAATATAATCAATAAAAATCACATCAGGTTTGAATGATTTCTTAAGTGCCAACTCATTAAGAAGTGCCTTAAAGTGCCCACTATGAGCAGATGCAGTTGGATATTCTTTAATGATCAAAGTTCCTTTTGTTTTTTCCACCAATTGAGATGCTTTATTTGTAAAAATAGATTTTGGCAAGTCATCCAATTGATTAATAGGAACATTCAACATATTGGCATCCATTCTTTTGGCAATTTCTTCTTCTGCCATTTCCATTGTAATGTAAAGAACATTTTTAGATTGAAGCAAAAAAGAAGATGCCATGTGACACATTGCTAAAGTTTTTCCAACATTAGTTCCAGCAAGAAAAATATTGAGAGTTTTATTGGGAACGCCACCATTTGTAATTTTATTGAAAAAATCTAAATCAAACTCAAGTCGATTTTCTTTTTTATGATAATATGCATATCGTTCTTCATAGTTTTGTAGATAATCGTGTCCGATATTATTATCAAAACTTACAGCAAGAGCATCGGATAGAATACTTGGAATCGCATCACGATTCTTCTTTTCATTATTACCATCGGCAATATGAATCGATTCCATAAGTGCCAAATAGATGGCACGGTCACGACACCACTTTTCAGTTGTATCAAGTAACCATTGCTTTTCTACAGGCGAATCATTCAGAGATTTATTAATTTCTCTGACTTCTTTTACTTGCTCTTCAGTTAAGTCTGTGCGATTTTCTACCTCAATATTGAGTGCTTCGATGGTGATTGCTGAACCATACTTGACAATGAATTGAACAATCTCCTCAAAAATGACCTTCTCGGATTTGCTCTCAAAATAATCTGGTTGTATGAAAGGAATGACTTTGCGGGAATAATCTTCATTGTATATTAGATTTCTGAGAATAGTTGTCTCAATTCGTTCCATCATTTACCTCATAGTCACTATCCACATAAAAAATATCTGGATAATTTTCACTTTTTGCTCTGTATCTTAATTGTCTTAAAGTGAGTCCATTTGCTCCACCACTTTTAAAACATTTGGAAGAATCTTCCCATATTATACCATATACTGAAATTTTTTTAGAATTATAATTTTTTACAGACTGTTTTGTTTTACTTATAAGTAAGGAAGTTTCTGTAGAATTAATTTTTCCAAGTTTATTCAATAAGATACTTTGCTCTCTTTTCTTTTGTTTGTATTCTTCTGATTGATGTGATTGTTTCCATTTTTCAGATTTCAATCTTGCCTCCGTTAGTTTTTCACTATCTCTTTTACAGCGACTAACTTGATCTTCATAAATTTTAGTTAATTCTTCATCGGATAAATTTCCGCCAAGAAGTTGAAAAGCATATAGATCTGATATGTTTTTATAAACTAACCAACGACGATAATGAACTTCTTGATGGAGTTTTCTTGGAAGTTTAACTAAATTAGTCGGATCATCCGTACCATCTTCGTGTTTTGGAATAATGTGGTGTGTGTCTATAAACATACATATATGGTTAGTAACCATACTTATTTATCATTCTTTAATCCATATGAAAATTCCCTTTTAGCAATTTCGTCAAGTTTTTTCATTACATCATCAGTAAAGTATTCTTCAGGATTTTTTAAAATCTCCTTACCGTAAATTTTCTTACCATTGATTTCATATCTCCCAGCAATATTTTTCCAAAGACCACCAATTTCACCAAGTTCAAGTAGTCCATAATATCTATCCAGACCTCTTTCATCATAATAAAGGCGCACTTCAATATCTTTATTTTCTTTACTTAAACGGGATTTGTGAGTCTTTGCCTTTACTATATTTCCAACAATTTCAGTCCCATCCTTTTCCTTCTTCTTACTTAAGAAAATAATTGTAGAAGCAGCATACTTTAATCCAGATCCTCCAGATTGCTCTTGAGTTGGCACATAAGCACCGACAACTTGATATACATGATTAGTGACAATCATAGGAATATTTGCCTGCCCCAGTTTCAGGGTAAGCATTCGGAATGCACCTTTAACAAGTTGCGATTTAGTCATATCACGCACTTGCTTATCATTCAGTGCGTCAGTAATTTCTTTCTCAGTTGAAAGCATACCAAGTGAATCTAACACAAACATACAAGGTTTGCGTTCACTTTCAGGTTTCTTAAGGTAAATATCAACTGCCTTAAGTGCCTTTCCACGAAACTCTTCAATAGTAACAACATTCACAACTACAAGTCGTTGAGTATCAATACCCCGACTTTCTAGAAGAGATTTAGTGATAGCAGCCTCAGTGTCAAAGTAGAGACAGTAACCATCGGGATGAGTATCAAGAAAGTTCTTAACCACTGCGAGAGAGAAAAAAGTCTTTCCAGTAGAAGACTCTCCAGCAATAGCAGTAATCTTATTCCCAGATACACCGCCAAATACACTACCTGAAACCAGTGCATTA